GCCGCGGTGGGGCGGGCGCGGTTCGTCCACGCGCGCCGGTCAGCCAGGGCGACGAGGCGCTCCGGCGGATGGCTGAAAAGGCGGTAATCGAAGGCCGTGGGCTCGGGCTCGACGTCGTCGTTGGCGGCGCGCGACAGCGTCCGGTCGGCATAGCCGGCAGCGACGGCTTCCTCGGGCGTCATCCAGAGCTCGGCCTGCATGTCGGCCCGCGCCTCGGCGACAGTCCTGCCGGTACGCTCGGCGTAGATGCCAGCCATGGCCGTCGCGAGCGCGGTCAGGGCCTTGATCTGCAGCTGGTGGTCGTCGATCGTCCCGAAGGTGAAGCCCGACGGGTCATGCACCATCATCAGCGCGCCGAGGGACATGACGACCTCGTCGCCGGCCATGGCGATGACGGACGCGGCTGATGCTGCGATTCCCTCGACCACAATGGTCTTGCGGCCCCTGTGCGCCGCGATCGCGGCGTGGATGGCCGCGCCCTCGGTAGCGATGCCACCGCCGCTGTTCAGGCGGATCGTGACGTCCTGATCGCGACCGACCTGCGCCAGCGCGAAGATGACGTCAGCCGAGGAGAAGCAGTCGTCCCAATAGAGATCGCCGACCGTCCCCGAGAGGATGATCTCGTTCCCATTGACCAGAGCGGTCATGGTGCCTCCGTAGTAGTGGGTCAGTCGCTGCCGGCGGCAGGCGGTTCTTCGGTCGACGCCTCGGGGGGCGTGCCATTCGCGGCGGTGGGCTTCTGGCGGCCGTCGCTGGTGTAGGTCAGGCCCAGGCTGTCGGCCCGCTCGTTGTCGCTCGCCTGCTCGGCATCCACCGTTTCGGCGTCGTAGCCGCCCTCGGCGACCTTACGGGTGCGCGTCGACAGTCCGGCCTGAATCTCCATGGTCTTGCCTTGGACGTCCTGAACCGGGTGGATGTACGGCCAAGCCTGCGGGATCCAGTTGACGGCGTAGGCATCCTGCCGGGTCATGCCGGCAGGCAGGCGAAGCGCACCGGAGAGGAGCGCAAGGTCGATCCACCGGATCCAGATCGGCCGGCACAGCTGGAACACGACGAGGTGGTGTTGCCACTGCTCGACAGCTCGGCGGAAGTCGTTGAGGGCAGCACGCAAGGTGCGGTCGTTGAGCTGGCTGTAGTCACCGCTCAGGATCTCGTAGAGGAGCCCGCAGGCCGCCGCGACGCTGCGCTTCGACTCTCGGACGAACATCTCGAAGTTGGGCCCGACGTCCTTCGGGTCGCTGAAGGTCATGTCCTCGCCGTCGGCCAGCACCTGAATGGTGCCGGGCTCGAAGTCGAGGGTGGCCACGCCGTCATCATCGCCGGGATCGGTACCGAGCGGTCCCTCTTGCCCGTCGGCGAGCGTGCGCTTCACGAAGCCAACGAGGCGGGCGGCGTTCTTTTTCCGGATCAGCTCAGCGTCGAGGTAGCCGTCGAGGTCGTAAAGGGTGCGCAGCGCCCGGGCGAGCCAGGGCTCACCGCGATCCTGCCCCGGCCGCATCGCGCGGTAGAGATGGCAGATGTCCGTTGCGGGAACGAGCACGGGCTCGCCGAAACTGGTCGCCACGACACCGTCACCCGGATGCTCGCGATAGAGGTGATACCCCGTGCGCTTGCCGATGGCGTCGTACTGGATGCCCTGGCGGATCCGAACGGTAGCGTCCGTTTTGAGATGCGGGCAGTGGTCGCCTTCGAGAAGCTGCAGCTGCAGCGGCACGGTGAGACCATCCTCGGGGCGACGGGTGCGAAGGCGGGTGAACGTCTCGCCGCCCTCGACCATGCCCCGGACCGCGAGCGCCTGCAGGCCGTAGAAGTCATGCGCGCCGATGCTGTCGGCCTCGTCGGTCCATGCCAGAAACAGCTTCTGGATCCGGGCGCGGAAGGCTGCGTCCTCGGCTTTCCGGCTCTTAGCCGCGGCATCCGACAGCCCTTCGACGGATCGAGCAGCCATGGAGCGCGGCACGATGCCGGTCCCGATGATGTTCGTGACGAGCCGGTCGACGGCCGCGCCGGCATAGGGGTTCTTCCTCGCCTGGTCGCGCGACTTCCGCCGCAGCTCGTCCAGCGCGTAGACGATCGCCGAGTTCGGGCCGTAGCTACCCACACGCCATGACCGCGACCGGCGACCGGCGCCGTTGGCAACGTCGTAGGGCTGGCTCTCTCGCGCGACGGCGACGTCTTCTCCGGAGAGGTCCATCACCACCCGCTACGGCTCGTGGTGACGATCTGGCGAGTGCGGCGAGGGGCGCCGGCAGTCGAGCCCAGCAGAGCCTGGAGACGTGCCAGGAGGTCCGAGCGAATAAGGCGCATATCGCTGTAGTCGCGATAGCCCACACTCCCGGTATCGGCGCTCTCCACGCGCTCGACACCGCTCGCCATCGTCCGATCGATGTCTACGATCTGCTTGCGCAGAGCGGCGATCTGCCTCTCGAGGTCGTCGGCCATTCGCTACCTCGTCGTTCTGCTTCGGACCTTGCTGCGGCGGCCAGCAGCGCGCTGAAGGTTCCGGGCCGCCAGCGAGCCGGCGGCGACTGTCGGTTGCTCGATCTCGGTCGGGACGATGACCCCGCCCCGCTCGACACCGAGCGAAGCCTCCAGATCCCGCCAATGCACCTCGCGCCAGCGGTCCCAGCCGCGCATGGCGGCGAGGCCGCGGGCGTAGTTGGCGCAGTCGAGCACCTCGTTGCGCCGACCGCCGATTGGCACCCACTCGCGCCGGGTCCGGCCCCGGGTGACGTGCGTGACGAGCTCCTCGGCCGTCAGCTGCTTCACCTGGTCCTCGGTCACATCCTCCGGCAGGTGGACGAAACCGGCCGGAAAGGGCCTGCCGTCCGGCGGGCGCTGCAGCGACAGGCACCCCATCAGCTCCTGCTTGGCGAACGAGGCCCCGACCCGGATCGTTTTCAGGCCGCGGCGCAGCTTTTTGCCGGCCGGGGTCGCATCCTTCGCGCCGACGCCGAGGAAGGCCGCCGCGTAGCTGTCCTGTCCGTCGACGGCGTGGACCGGACGGCCCGCCTGACGCCGAACGAAGGCGTAGACTTCGGCAGTGAAGCCGCTGGAATCGACACCCCAGTCCCGAACAGTCATTTCCGCGCCGCCCTCGTGCGGCCACGTCTCCGAGAACAGAGATTCGAGCTCGCTCCAAACCTCGGCGCGGTTCGTGTCGCCCGGAAGCACCCGGTGCTCGATGAGCCAGCGCTCGCGGTTGCGTCCGAAGGCCCAGATGCTCGCCTCGAGGCGGTCTTTCTGAACGTCGACGCCGCCGAATAGGATCAGCCCCCCGAAAGGCACCGTCCCGCTGCGGTATCGACCCTTGCGGGTGTAGACATCTTGCCAGTCCGGCGCGTCAGCGCCTTCCTTCCAAGTCCTGGCAAGCTGCGTGTTGAAGAAGGTCCGCAAGGCCTCCGGTCCCCGCCGTAGCGCGCGGGCGAATTTCGCCACCGTCTCGCGAATGGTCTGCTTCGGGGCGTAAAGCTTCGACGCCTGGAACCCAGCATGATCGTTCGGCACTGCCTCGGTGCCGCAATGGATGCACAGGGCCCTTCGGACCCCGTAGGCCTCGGGCGCCCAGCGCTCCGGAGACTGGTTTTCGCCGCAGCAGGTGAACGAGCGGGTCTGCCGCCACTCGATTTTGCGCAGCGCGACGAGCCGCTGGGGCTCTGTCATCGGATGCTCGCAGGCTACGCACTCGTAGCGCGCGCTCTCCGCCCGGATTTTGCCTTCCGCATCCTTGTCGAAGCGGACCTGCTCCCATTCGAGAGGGTGCCAGCCGTGACAACCAGGGCATTCGACGAACGCCTTACGCTGGTCGCTCTCCTCGTAGGAGGCTTCGATGGCGCTGCGGCCCGCCACCGTGGGCGAACAGGCCCTCACCGACAGGCTGTTGGCCTTGAACTCGGCCTGGCGCTCCTCGGCGAGGTCGATGGGCGAGCCTTCGCCACCGGCGGAGAGCGGATATTTGTCGATCTCGTCACAGGTGAGCAGCCGGATGGGCCGCATCGCAAGGTTGGTCGGGCTGTTCGAGCCGACGAGGGTGATGTGTCCACCCGGGAACTGCTTGTGCGTCAGGGTCGCGCCGGCGTCCCGAGACTTCGAGTCCCCGAAGATCTCCCGCAGGACCGCCGTGTCCCGGATCATAGGGGCCAGCCGGTCCTTCGAGAAAGTCTCGGCCGCGTCGTCTTTGGGCTGAACCACGAGGATCGGGCACGGGTCGATGTGCATGAACCGACCGAGGATGTTCTCGATCACGGTCGTTTTGAGGAGCTGCGTACATGCCATCAAGGTGATGACGCTGACGCCCGGCTCCGTCGCCGCGAGCATCGGGCCGCGGGCCACCTCGACCCGGGAGACGATGAAGCGTCCGCCGTTCGACGATTCCTTGCTCAGCCTGCGGTAGCGCTCGGCCCACTCGACGACGTCGAGGTTCGGGGTTGGGGTCGCCCCCTTCCGCCAAGCCTTCGCGAGGCTCTCGGTATCAAGCGAACTCGGCCGAGGGTTCTCCGAGCTCGGAGAGATGCTGTTTGACATGCGCGTTCAGGATCGTCGTCAGCGCACGGGGGTCGACCTTCAGCTCATCTGCCATCACCACCGCGATCCGCGCCGGCCAGGACTGCCAGGCGTCGCGGTAATCACGGGCGGTGTCGAAGAACAGCTTCTCGGCCGCCTCGCGATCGACGAGCTTCTTGTCGTTCTTCTCGACCTCCTGCTTGCGCTGGAGGCCCAGGAAATTCTCCTTGCGCCGGATCGCCTCCGGCAGCGGTAGGTTCGTCGGGTCGAGCGGGCCGATGTCTTCGGCCTCGTAGTCGCCGACAGGAAGCGGTGCCGGTCGCGGCATCGCCTCGCCGAGCTTCTGCCAAGTGTCGGACTTGGGCTTTGCTGGCGCCGTCGGCTCACGCGCCGAAGTGTTACCGGTAACGGCCCGGATTGGCCGATGGGTAACACCACCTCGGTAGCTCGCAGGGCGCTGATCCAGGTTCCATTCCGACGCCTCGACGTCGATCAAACCTGCATCAGAAACTACCAGCAAGCCCTTCTGTTTCCACGCAGTTACGGCTTTGCGTGATACCCCACGCCGACGGGCGAAATCGGCTTGGCTAAGGTGCCTGTCGTCGCTCATCCCGGCTGTTACCTGTTACCCTGTTACCGGGTTTTTAGACCCTGGCGCTAGGAACATTGGGGGCCCCGACCACCCGTATAGATCCAGACCCCCCAGGGTCCCCGGCACCTAGGACGGGCGCCCCATCCAGGGACGACGCAACCTTATTGAAGACTGCGTCTCGCAGGCGGTGAGTATCCACCTATAAATCGGGCCGGGACCGATCCTGCCTTCAGCCGGCCCGCAAGAATGCCAAGAACCCGTCTAAGTTCGTCGTCCAATTGTCCGTGTGGTCGGGCTCTGGTTCCAGCCATGCGCGATAGCTTAGACCACGAATGAGGCTCAGCCTCGCATAGTTGTATCGCAGAGCGTAGTTGCCGTCGGAGATCGGAAGGACTTCCGTTACCTTCGCGCCGGGTTGCGCAGCGATCAGATGCGAAAGGCCGGCACCGTGTGGTGCCACGATCTCCTTGGCTGAAGTCGCCAGGAAGATCTGATGCCAAATGGGTATGCCGCTGAATGAAAGGATCTCGAAGCCGTCTGCAGCGAGCGCGGCCTCAACATCACTTTCGTTCAGCATCTTTCGGCGCTTTGCGTCGCTTCGAGAGATGTAAATCTTATCGATCGGCAGCACGCCGTGCGCCTTAGCCTGCTCGGCAGCGCGAACCTTGAGCAGATCGAATACAGGTCCGACACGGTCCCAGAAGGTCATACCCGCGAATAGCACGCGCGCCTTGACCATGCGCTCGACGAATACCGCTTCACCGACTGGAACAGCCCGCCCCTCAAGACCAAGCATCTCAAGCGTCGTATTCTCGAATGCGGGCGATTTATCGCTCTGCAAGATGGCATAATCATCATGCCGGCCGTCAAGGAGCCACGCAAATGTTGGAACGCGGTCAACCAGCCAATGGTAGATCCCGCGTGTGTCCTTGATGCCGTGAATGGCCTTTGGGATATTCGGGACGTCGGCGCGGGTGACTGCGGGAAGCGGCTTCCCATGAGCGATGAGGGTGACACCATCCTCCTGCCAGACCTGCCCATGCCGGTCGACAAAAACGTTCTCGTACTCAACAAGCGCTGGTGGCTTCGCCCGGCCGTAACTGACCCTGACTTGCTCCATTGATTTATTGAACGCGTCCAGATGCTTTGCATCGGTGAGCGGGGCGAGAGCGGCAGAGGCCGTTCCAAGAGGCGACTGTTGCGCGCCCTCATTCGGGAACTCAATCTCTGACACTGGCGGCTTGTGAAATATCCCGCCTTGGGTCGCGCCGCTCATGGCGTCGCGTATGACCTTTCTGAGCCTTCGATCTGCAGTATGCGCACGAATTCGACGGGCATACTTGATATAGTCCGCAGAATTCTTTGCTTCGGGATCTGAGTTGAGAACCTTCCAAGCGCTGTCGGGATGACCTAACGAAAGAAACTGGCGCATGAATGCGCCTCTATGGCGACTTAACCAAGTCTTCGCGCACGCAAGCCTCACAGCGCGGCCGAGAACTTTTTCGTCTTTTTCGCGGGATGCCGATGCGATCAGGGCCGATAGGAGCTTGTGATTTTCCAATAGGATATTGTTAGGAACGGATGATGGCCTTGGCCTCTCAGAGTGCCCCTCGCTCTGTCCAGCTAGATCAGTCACTGTAACCCACCCCCGACAAAGCCCGAACGCTCACATGAACGTGATAGCAGGCTTGGCGGATGTCGGGGTTCTCGGCAACCTAAAGCGGCTTTTTTGACGGGTTCGGCGCGAAATGCGTCCTATGTGATGCCAAGTGAACACATCAATTTTAGGTGATGCACCTAACAGCACAAACGAAATGCGCTGCATTGAAAGGATGGAGCTTCGCCTTCGCGAGGATACGGCAGGGCCTATGTCGGCCTCACGTCCGTCCTCGCGCCACAACCGAGCCATTCCGCTTCGTTCGAGGGGCGCGGGTGAAACAATAGAGCCTATCAATGCAAGGTCAAGCGATTGGTAGGACCCGCCTACTGATTTCCTGTGGCCTCTCGGTGTTCTCGACCTCGCCAAACTCAAGCTCGATGGGCGTGGGCCGGCCGAAGATGTCGACTGCGAGCCGCAGTCGCCCCCGATCCTCGTCAACGCTCTCCACCACGCCAGGGTAGGTAGCGAATGCGCCTGAGGACACCCGACAAGCCTCACCGATTTCGAAGAGCGGACGGGCTTTCTCAGGGTTGGCCGCAGCCTCTAGGCCGGGCTTCCGGCTTTCATCGTACCAGCCCTCGGCTTCTTCTGCCGCGAGGCGTGCGAGAGCGGTCAGAGCCTTGCCCATGAGCCGGGAGCGCTTGCCCTGGTTCCTCATCACCGCGACGATGCCGTGAACGTTCTGCCCCCAGATGTCGCGCTCTTCGAGTCCGTCCCAGGCCTGCTGTGGTGGCACGGTCGACGTCGCATCCTCGGCGATGATCTCGCCGTCTTCCGAAATGCGGCGCTCATCGATGCCCAGGAAGAGGTAGCCGCGCAGCATGGGCCGCTGGATCTCACGCTTCACCTTGCGCTTGAACCGCTCGGAGGTGAGCCAGAGCGTGTCCATCGGGACGTAGCCGACATACCCCGCCTCAATGATGCTGCGCAGCGCCTTGCGCTCCTGTGCCGGCGCCACAGCTGCCACGTACCAAGACAGGTCGCCCTTCGCATTGATGACAGGCGGGACGACCCTATCCTCATCCGAGAGCGGAAATTCCGCTTTGATCTTCGTCGGCAGCGTCACGAAATGGGCAGGCGTCACGCGGGCGGAGAACCGCCGGCCGAAGGGCTTTGCACTCATGGTGTCGATCCTCGATACGCTACGAGAGGACGGACCGGACCAACACTGGCCCGGTCGGATGTTGGTGCTCAGGCCAGAGCGAGTTCCTGCGCGATGCGCCCGATTCCCTTCGGCGTGATGCGTACCTGCGTGCGGATCCGATCGTGACCGTCGTCGTGAGGGATCGTCGCCACCTTGTGCGTCAGCAGGCCCGTCATGATGCGGTCCTGGTAGGCGATCCACTCCTTGGTGCCCGGGCGCTTGTAGATCCACCGGTTCGCGACGAGGTACTTCGTCAGGTCGGTCGGGCGGATCTGCAGGTTCTTGGCCGTGTCGCGAACGCAGAAGGTGCCGTCAGCCTCGGCGATGCGAGCATAGGCGTTCACCACCGGTGCCTGCTCGGCCACCTTGCCCTGTAGGGCCAGCACCTTCTCCGTGTTGGCGAGCAGCAGGTTGCGAAGGGCGGCCGGGTCGTTGAGCATCGCCATGGGATCGACGACTGGCCGGGCCCGCAGCCCTGCCTCCATGGCGTTAAAGCGCTCGATGTACGCCTCCTTGAACACTGCGGCGGCCGCGCCGGTAAATCCCATCACCAGGAAGGCGAACCCGTCCTTCGTCATCTCGACGTGCGAGGTGCTCTCTCCCTTTAAGTCGTTGATTTTAATGGGCTGAAAATTCAGCCGGCGGAAGCCGTCGCTGCATTCCAGGTTCGCGATGGCTTGGAGCACGTTCTTGTGCTGCTTGCGGAAGTAGGCCGACACATCTCGGCTGTCCGCACGCACCTCGCCTTCCAACACGCGGACGATCGGTTGACGGTCGGCGCCGCCGCTCTGCATATCGCTCTCGGTCATCTCGAAACCCTCAGTTTCGTGGTGGTCGCTGGTCCCTCGCTGAAACGAGGGGTCGGAGAAGGCGGCGGGGCTTGGTGCTTGCCGGCTTGGGCCCCGCCGCCGGTAGTCGTTTCACTCTGGGACAATCCGCTTAGACCGCAAGAAAATGCGGGCCTTTGTCCCCACCGATCACAGGTCCGGTGTTCTGCTCCTGTTCTCACTCTCGCTTAGGGAGAGCCCAGCCTCCGCGGCTGCCGCCACCTTGCGCTCCTCCAAGATCCGCTCGGCCTCGGCGCGGTCAGCTGCATCAGATCCGCGTAGAGCATCGCCATCTCTCTGCCGTCGGATGCCGGCGGCGCGGGCCGTCTCCTCAACGAAGGCCTGATGGCGCCGCACCACCTCGGCTCGCTCAGCTTCCGTCGGCGCCTGATAGACCTCAGCGTCGAGGATGGCGTTGATGCGTGCCCGCTCGGTGAGTGCGTCAGCGATGAGGCCGCGACAGACCTCAGCAATCTCGGCGGGAGTCGGCGCGTAGACCTTGTTCCCGGCCCGGCCGTCGAGGAATCGGGTGCAAGCCTCGGTCACCGCCCACGACGGATAGCGGCTCAGGACCGCGATGAAGGCCTGCCGAGCGATGGCGACCGTTTCCGCACCGGCCTGCGCTGATGCCATCACCGCCCGCAACGCACCGACGCGCTCCCTGATGGTGATGTCGTCGGCGCCAACGAGGCCCACGTCGATCTCCGCGCGCCGGTCCAGCAAGGCGCCGCGCTGCTCCGCCGTTGGCTCATGAGCAGCCGACAATGCGTAGCGGCGGAAGTTGCCGGGCATCGCCTCGAGGTTGTTGTGGAGATAAGCCGCCAGCACTGCCGTCTTCTGCGGGCTCGGGGGAATACCATTCCTCACCGCCGGCACTCGTGCCTCCGGCTCGGCTACGGTCGAAAGGGAGCGTGTCATGGCTGCCTCGCTGGCGGGATTGGTTGGCGTCGATGGCGTCTCCAGACCAGAGATCGGCCGTGCTCTGGCGGGGCGCCGGTGAGGCGCGGGCGAGTGCCGTCGGCTCCGGCGCAGGCTCGTCGGCCCAGCGGCCCTGATTCAGCCACGTGGTCGGGTGGCACCAGTCACGGGTCGGAGGTTTCGTGGCCTTGTAGCGATCGAGGCCGCTGAGCAGGGCCACCATCGTGACCCGGCCGCTGCGTCGGACGATGTCGAAGGCTTTGCGAGCGGCGTCCTTGCCGACCTTATGCGGATACCGGGTCCAGAAGAGCTCGAAGGCATGCGCCGGGAAGGCAGCCTCTACCTGCGCAACAGATGGAGGCGCAGCCTCTATCTGTCCTTTCTCCTCTCCCTCTTTCTCTCTCTCTGCTTCATTTCGCTTCGCGACGCTTGAAGCATCCGCTACATCACGATCGTTTGTTTTCAACGACTTACGGCGATTGTCTCCGGAGCGTGTCCCGCCTATGTGCCCCGCGTCTGACTGCTGTGTCCGACGTGTCTCACGGTCGTCTAGCTCACGTGTCACCCTCGTGTTGCTCAGGTGTCCGTCTTTTTCGACGATCTTGCCGGCCCCGATGAGGTCAGCGAGGAGCTTCTTTGCCTTGTTCGGATGGCACCGCCAGATGCGCCCGAGCGTCGCCGGGGTGCTCGGGATCGAGGCCTTCCGGCGGTACAGCTGATGGCATAGGCGCAGGTACGCGGCTTCCTGCTCGAGCGTCAGCTCGTCAGTGCCCTCGTCCCAGGCCTCGTAGTCCATCTTGTAGAATTCGCCCTTCATGGCCCTACTCCGCAGCCGGGAGAAAGGTGCGGAGCCTGCGGAGTTCGACCGGGCGACCTTGAGCCTGGGCACGGAGGATGCCGAGCGCCATGCCAACCGAGATGCCGAGGTCCTCGTAGACGACGGTAGCATCCGCCATGGCGCCCCATGCGAGACCGGCCTCGATGCCAATTGCGCGATGCGCAGGGATGTCGTCGTTCAGCAGGCCGGCCTGCGGGAAGAACAGGTGCGAGGCATACGGGGCCTCGCCGCGCTGCAGGCAATCGCGGACGGCGGCCTTCGCGTAGGCCACGTTGCGCTCGACGTCGCCAGCGTAGGGGGATTCGATGATGACCAGCCGCATCGCCTACTCCATCGTCGCGCAGGCGGGATTGGCGGGCGCGTCGAACTTGCTCGACTCGTTGCCCCAGGTGTCCCAGCCGGGACGGCTCTCGCGGGCGAAGACCTCGAGGTGCGGTCCGGGACCGTAGATCTCGACGCGCCGGTAGAACTCGTCGGGCTTGCGGCTGTGCTCGCGGATCGGCGCAAGGATGATCTCGTGCACGGCCTTGGACAGGCGCTGCGGCTTGCCGCGCTTGAAGAGCAGCACGTCCTCCGCGTTTTTGCGGGTCGTGTAGCCGGTGCCGGTGTGGAGACTGTCCGCGAAGACGAAGATGGGGCTCGCGCCCGACCGCTCGGTCTTGACCCAGATGAAGGCACGTCCGGAGAAGCGGAAGCCCCAGGCGCGAGCGATGGCGAACGGCGAGAGGCGGCTCGTCGAGCGCGTTGGTGCGTCCAGCTTCGGGGACGTCACCCACATGAACAGATGGCAGCCCTCGGGGTGCGCGAGATCTTTCACCGGCAGAGCCGCGATCTCGTGGTCCCGCATGCGCGGATAGTGCTGGGGGCGCCCCTTGGTCCCGCCGCTGAAGTGCCAGGGCGGGTCGATGGCGATCGAGCGGTAGTGCTGCTGCGGGAGGTCGGCGAAGACGCTCATAGTCCGCACCCCGCCTCGCAGACCGTGAGCATGTTGCCCTGTCCACGCTCCTCGGCGGTGCTGAAGTCGACCTCCGCGAGGGGCTTCATCGAACGGTGGACGTATAGATTCCCCGTAGATGTCCCGCGCTCATTGCGGATGAAGCCGCCGCGGATCATCTCGTCGATCTCGCATGCCTGCGCGAACGCTTGCGGATCCTCATCCTTGAGGCGGCGCCATTCGAGGTTGGTACGGTACGGGCAGAACGTGCACGCCGACTTGGGCGGCACCGGGTAATCGTGGGCCAGGAGCCATGCCTCGCAGTCGCGCCGGGACATGCGCTGCTCGAGCAGCGGGTAGCGATTTACGATCCACCCCTCGACAGCTGGCCCAGCGCGGACGACCTCGTCGACCGAGATCCCGATCCACATCTCGACCGATGCGGGCGCAATACGCTGGCGCGGCTTGAAGCCCAGCAGGCCGCGTACCGCCCGATTGATCGGGTCGATCTTGTAGTGCCCCGTGCACTGCCGGCGGATGGGGGCCGAGCCCTTGCGGCCAGGAGCGAAGAACGGAGCGGATGGCGACTTTCCGCCTGGGCCGGCCCTCTCGCCGTGCACCTGACGCTTGAGATCACCGATGATATCGCCACCATGGACGACGGTCACCTCGAAGGGCAGGACGTTACCGCTGCGAAGCCAATGCAGGTGCTCGTAGACGCCAGGAGGCTCGGCGCCCGTGTCTGCGAAGATCACGGCATCCGGCATCGGGCCGAGCTCGCCGTGAGCCGCCATCAACGCCATGGTCGTCGATTGAATGCCGGCGCCGAGCGACAGCACGCGAAGCTTCGCGCCTTCGACAGGGCCCCACGACCACCCGCCCCGGCGGATGCGGGCCCGCTTGGCGGCCGGTGGTGACTCGAATGAGAACACGGGAGCGGTCATGCGCGTCAGACCCGAAGCGGCATGATGAGGCATGTGACCTCGGTAGAGCCGGGCCGACGCATGATGATCGGCGCGCTGCGATCCGCCGAACAGATCTCGATCACGTCGGCGTCGATGGCGCTCAAGGCCTCAGAGACGAGGTGAGCGTTCACGCCGAAGCAGATGCTGTTGCCGCCCTCGACCTCGATTGTCTCCCGGATGGCACCGCCGCGCTGACCGCGAGCGGACAGGCTCAGCACATCGTCGACCACCTCGCAGCGGATGATGCGATCCTTGTCGTCGGCGAGGATCCTAGCGCGCTGAAGGGCAGCGCTCAGATCCGCAGAGGCGACCGTCGTTGACCGGGACAGGTCAGTCGGCATGCCGCGGGCGTAATCCGGAAAAATCGTCTCAACGAGCTTCGTCGTGATCCGGACACCTGGGGCGACCAGAGAAAGAAGCCGCTCCGAGATCAGCAGTGTGACGTTGCCTGCGCCAACATCTTGGGCTGCCTTTACGAGCTCGCCGACCGATTTTGCAGGCACCGTGATCGATGGCATCGCGCGCGCAGCTTCGTCCGGCGCCGGTACCATCAGCTTGGTCAAGCGATAGCCGTTGGTGGCGACGCCCACCAAGGAATCCTCGGCCTCCACGTAGTGAAGATGGACGCCGCAGGCGAAGGTGTATGCGGCGTCGGCGCTGGCGATGTGGGCGGGTGTGCTCAGAAGCCTGGCGAAGACCGCCCCCGGCATCTCAAGGCTGACGGCCTCTCCCCCGATCGGGAGATCGACGGAGTTGGACGGTTCCAGCGTGGGGAGTGAGGCTGAAGACTTCCGGTATTTGAGGCTCAGCTCAGAGGTGGGTTGGGCCTGCTCGGCATGAACGAGCGTCCCGGCTGGCAGGCGCTTCAGCAGTTCGGCGAGAGGCGCCAACGGCACCGCCACATCGCCTGCGGCCTCGACATCGGCCGCGCAGCTGGTCTCAGCGAGGATGTCGAGGTTGGTGGCCCGGACCGAAAGCTGACCTTCGCCAGCCCGGATAAGGACGGTACTCAGGATCGGGACGGCGTCCGTGCGAAGGACGATTCGGGAGGCATGGGACAGCGCCGAGAACAGCGCGTCGCGATCAACGACGAACTTCATGCGCGTGCCTCCATGGCCTTGGCATAGGCCTCGTCGCAGGCCGCAACGGAGGGGAACTTCGGATCGAGGTAGCGCTCGATGCGGGTGGCAGCGTCGACCAGCAGGCCGTCGCGAAGGAGGGACGAGGCCTCCCAAGCCACGGTGTCGACGCTGACGTATCCGAAGTTGCGGTTGAGGTGCTCGATCGCCTTGGCGGCGTCGCCGTTCTGTATGGCCTGCAGCGCATCGCGCAGGGCGTAGCTGTCGCTCGTCAGCATGGTTCAGGCCTCCAGGGCGGGATGGGAGTGGACGGGCGTGAAGCGGGGCGCGGCGCGGTGCTTCAGGTCGTGGATGCGGTCCTGCTCGGCTGCGATGACACGGCAGACCCAGGCCTCTTCGGTGCCGAGCTCATTGGCGATGGTCAGCGTGTCCTTGCGGGCGCGCCATTTTTCGATGGCCAGGGCTTCGGCGACCGTCATGGTGCGACCTCCGAAAGGATGGCCTCGACCTCGACCAGGCGCATGCCGAAGCTGGCGGCTATGCCCTCGACCGATTGGCCCACGGCTGCGCGCCGACGGATCTCTGCGGCCTCATCCCGAGGCTGGTAGGAGACCGGCGCCCCGACCTGCCGCCGCACGACACCCCAGCTCTCCAGGATGCCGATCGGCTCGTCGCGGCCGTAGGTGTCGGCGAAGGGGATGGAGCAGAAGGCGCAGAGCGCCCGAAAGGTCTTCTGCTCGAGCGAGAGGCGACCGGTCCGAGTCTTCAGTTCGATGAAGCCGATGCGAACCGTGCCGCCAACCACCAGCAGGTCGGGCAGGCCCTTCGTCAGGCCCGCCTGTCCCTTAGCGGCTTCGTTCGGGATGGCGGCCACCAGCGTGTGCGGGAGGCCGAACATGCGCCAATGCTGGACGACAGCCGACTGGATCGCGGATTCGCGCATCGGCACGGCTTTGCTCGCCATGCGACGCGGAAGCTGAGGATGCGCGAAGGTCCGCATGGCTCAGACCATGCCCAGGGCTTGCATGTAGAGCTCGAGGATCGCCTCTTCCTCGGTGCGCTCAGCATGGTCCTTCTTGCGCAGGGCGATGATCTTGCGCAGGGCCTTCACGTCGAAGCCGGTGCCCTTGGCCTCGGAGTAGACATCGCTGATGTCGCTCGCGAGGCCGGCCTTCTCCTCCTCCAGGCGCTCGATGCGCTCGATGATGCTCTTCAGCTGGTCGGCAGCGACGGATGAGGCATCGACTGCCGGGGCTTGCGATGCGGCTGTGCTTGTGGTCATCTGATGTTCTCCTAGGGATAGGTCAGCAAGCCGCTCGGTGCCCCGCTTCGCGGATGGGGCCCGGGCGGTTTTCGTTTTGCCTCAGGCCTTCGCCGCGTGACGCGGGACGAGGCGGTCGGCGTATTCGGTGTCCTTGGCGATGTTCGCGCTGTTGAGCGCGCGAGACATGGTCGCGATGACGCCATGGGCTGTCGCAACACTCAGCGGCACCTCGAAAGGCGGCAGGCCGGTGTGGGTGACCAGCATCACCACGTAGCCGGCGCCATAGGCGTAGCTGACTGTGACCTCGCCACGGTCGCTCATGGCGCGGAAGCCGCTGCCGGTGAGTTCTGCATCGCAGATCATGGACGTTCCTCGGTGCGGGTGCGGGCGTCCTGGTCGCGCTGCCAGAGGCGCGGATCCCATTCGCGGGCCGGCTCGATCTGATCGGGTCCGCGCGGGTCGATAGCGTCGGCGATGTCGGAGCAGACCTCTCCGACGCGGACACCGAAGCCACGAATGGCGTGACCTGCGAATGCGCAGGCGATCTGAAGGAGGCCGCCGCGACGCATCACAGGCCTCCGTCGATCTGGGACTGCAGCTTGGCGATCTGCGCCTGCAGCCGGTCATTCCGCTGGTCCCGCGCAGCGCGATCCAGCCACGCCGGCGGCTTCGCCATGACGGCGCAGGCGAACTCGGCGCCGTAAGCCTCAATCAGGCGAAGGAATGCCCATGACGTCGGCGCCGAACCCCGATCCAACCACTTCGCAATGGTGTTGGCGCTGATGCCCGTGTCGGCCGCGACGTTGTCGGCGGTCTTCTGCGGGTACAGGGCGCGCAGGAAATCTGTGGTGCGCTCTTGGACAGCTGTCCGATCAACGGCGCCCGCCTGTGCGGCTGGACCCCGCACCTGGGCGACAGCGCTGTGCGACTTTCCCATGCTCTTCTCCGATGCTGTGAGCATCGAAGGAGCGCGGAGGCTGGGCATGCAGGAGGAGGTCATGCCGACGCTCCCATGAGAGCAACGGGAACACGACGAAACGCAGGAACAGAAGCGCGACCGGCATGGGCTTGGCGGCGAAGGCCGGCGCGCGAGGCAAACGAGAAGGATCGAGCGATGCAGGACGACGAAGAAACACAGGGCACAGCGACCATCCTGGCGATGCACGCCATGGTGTCGTGGTTGGTGAAGCGGGAGATCGAACGGGAGCCGGGGGGCGCGGGCGACCTCACCCGGCACGTCGCCGAGGCGATGCTGGGGGTGACGCAGCTGGATCCGGAACTGGCCGGCGCAGCGCACGCGGCACGCGGCGTCGTCGCCAGGGCGATCGGCGAGCGGCCGATGTTCGTCCGGCTGGACAGTTGAGCGACCGGCCGGCGACGCAGAACGAGGGAGCCGACCGGGCGCGAGAGGAGCGGGGCGCGCTCCATGGGTGAGTGGGCGCGCATCACAGGGCGGCCCTCCGAATTGCAGCAGCAGCCTGCGCCGGAGGGATGCCGAAACATGCCTCGAGATCAGGAAGGGTCAAGCCGCGCAGATGCAGACACGCCAAGGCATGGTCGGTGGCGACATCAGCAGTGGGCTGGTGCGCGCTGATGCAGCGGACGAGGTCGGAGACCGACCGGTCCGTCCGGGACTTACCCATCAACCGGAGCGCGATCTGCGAAACGCGCGGCCGATCCTTCCGGCGAGATTCCTGCGAACGGACCTGACCGTTCGCGCGAAGACGCTCCGCACACCCAAGGACGGCAGCACGGTCGCGGATCACCTTCGGGAACGTGCCGACCTGCGAGGCGATTTGATAGGTCAACAGACCCTTGGCGACGAGGTCGGGAATGACGGCGTCGTAGGAGGAGGCGGGAGCAGACTTCATCGCGTGGCACTCCACGGGATGGTCGTCTCGAATGGAGCGGTCTGGCGCTTGCCAAGGCCGATGCCGGCAATGACGGCACCGATGAACGCAGCGACGATGCAGAGGCGGGCGGCGGCACTCATTGGTGCGCGCTCACGACCTGAGGCAGCGCGGCCGACGGCCCTGCAAGAGGATATAGGTCCGGCCTCAGTTCATGGCGCGAGACGCCTGATGCCGCCTCGACCGCAATCACTCGGCGCGGCGGGCATTCGACCCATTGGCTGATCGCCTGAGAGGAGATGCCAATCCGCTCACCGAGGGCCTTAGGGCCGCCGGCCATTCTGATTGCGAGGGTGAGGGCCGTGTCGCTCATGGCCCAAAGGTAAGTCAGACTTACCTTTAGGGCAAGGACAAAGACAGAAATTCTTACCTAGCTCGGAGAAAGGATTGCTTACACTCTCGCACCCCATGGAGAACGTCCTGGGCGCGGTCATCGCGCAAGCCCGAAAAGCTCGGAAAATGACGCAAACGCAGGTCGCTGCTGCGTTCGGAATCTCGCGTCCAGCCGTTGGGCAATGGGAGAGCGGAGAGACGTCTCCCGGCACCGATCGTCTCGGTGCACTCGCGGAACTCCTTCAGATTGACCTTTCTGCGGCAATGCGCGGGGACATGGTCCTGCTTGGCGAGCAGCCCGAAGTGCCGGCGGCGTCTAGGCCGGCCAACGCTCGCATCCGCAACAGCGACCCAGCCCCGGATACCGCGGCCCTGAAGGGCCCCCGTAACGTTCCGGTGTACGGAACCGGCTCTGGTGGGCCTGGCGGAGATTTTCGATTCAACGGCCAGACCATCGATCATGCCCCGCGCCCGCCGGGCATTGAGAGCCGGCGGGATGTGTACGTGGTGTATGTCGTCGGCGACAGTGTCTCGCCAAAGTACGAGGATGGCGACCCCGTGTATGTGGATCCCCACCGCCGGCCCCAGCCTCGTGATTACGTCGTGGTGGAGCTTCACCCCAATGAACATGGCGAGCCGGGCGACGCTTTCGTGAAAAGGCTTGTAAAGCGAACGCCGACGAAACTAATCGTGGAGCAGCACACGCCAGCGAAAGAAATTGTCTTCGAAGAAGTTGACGTTCTACGCGTGCACCGTGTTATTCCCTATCCTGAGTTGATCGGTATCTAAATATCTTGGAGCGACATAGAGAGTTTGTTTCTTAGATATCAGACTTTCGGCGGCTAATTAGTTTATTTAGAAGGAATATTAAATTGGGAAAGTCGTATTATATATTTTTATCAATGCTGGCAGTCTCATTGTCCAGCAATGAAGTCCTGGCTGATGGGCCTTTTGGTGTCGAAATGGGGTCTATGCCCGACTCATACCAAGCGTGCACTCTTGTAAATGAGACACTGTATACTTGCAAGGATCTGCCGAGGAATCACCCAAAATTTGAAAGCTACTTGCTGCAGTTCACTCCAAAAACGGGCATCTGCGCTATAGTTGCTATCAGCAAACAAGTAGATACCGCGGCTAACGGGCAGCAGTTAAAGTCCGCCGTTGATGATATGGCGGATCAGCTAAAGCAAGGATATGGAAACCATTCGACAAAAGGAGATATGTTAACTGCAGGCAGCATTTGGAGAGAGCCTGGTGAATGGACGACAGCACTTGCAAAGAAAGAACGATTTTATCAATATTTTTGGATGACTGAAGGAAAGAAAAAACTCAAAAATAATGTTGAGTCAATAGGCCTCAAAGCCAGGTCTTCGTCGACGTATAGTGGATCTTTCATAGTCAAGTACGAATTTATAAATTTTGACGAATGCACAAAAATCATCGAGACAAAAGATGCGGGAGCTTTGTAGATTTAGAATGGCAGCGCATCCGCAACGCCACGTGGTACATTTCCATAAATAGCGAAGGCATAGACCTCGCCTTCGTCGAACTCCCCCGCCCCTGTCCGGAAGAAAGCTGCAGCCCCGTCTGCGTGTGCTCCGTCGACCTTTTCCTCCGCGATTTTCCTCGCCTCGTCCGCGTCCTTGCACGTCGTGAAGCGCCCCGGTGCCAAGTTGCCCTTGCTGTCTCGGATAAAAGTCTGAACGCCGTAGATGGGCTTCGACCTCATTGGGCCCTCCCTTCATTGCGGCCGGTCGACGTCCTTGGAAACCGGATAGAGGCTGATGTTCTTGCCGCTCCCGCCTCGATCCTGGCAGGGGCGACAGCGCAGCTTGCTGCCAAGGCTCGGGATTGTGTTGAAGCCGACGCGCTGAGCGTCCCTGACCCGCGAGGACGGCCAATAGGACCGGTGCCCACAATCGTCGCACCGAATCCGAAGTCCAACGACCTCTGATAGCTCTGGCTCGGGCATCCTTCGCGCATTGTCCACCCCGCACACCGTCACGTTTGTTCCTGTTATGTTCTAGGGTGGAGTTGATTGGGGGTGTTGTCGAGTCATTTCAGGCCTGTGGAAAACCGGCCGGTCCAAAAAGAAAGCGTAACTTACCTTTTTTGTTGCGCCATTAGGAAAGCTGTGCTTACATTCCGTTCTCGCCCCACGGTGATGGAGCCAGCCCGTGTACGGACAGACCAAAGCATTCGAGACCAGCGCCGGTAAGGTTCATGCCGCTACTCGCATTGAAGCTGCCAGGATCGCGAAAGGCATCTCCGGCAAGGAGCCCACCTTCGTCCGCGGCCCCAAGATCAGCGTTTCCCTGCGCTGCGAGCCGACCGGCAATCGCAAGCACCCGGACGTGTTCTACGCTGGCACTCGCGCCGCGGTCCGCCGTCTGAATATTGGGGTGGCTTGAGCTATGGCCGCCCTACTCGAAGACCTCATCCCCCTCTCGTCTGCGTGCGTCGGGCTGCTCGCGTCCATCGTCGGATGCATCGCTCTCCACCGCGATGGCCTGCGCCGGCATCGCGCTGGGACCGCAAGCCGCAACGCCTCCTTCTTCGTGTGGAGGCACTGATGACCGCGACGCTCATCCACGCTTTCGGGACCGGCCGCCGCAAGCCCTACGTCTCTGCTGAGGCCGAGGGCCGGAAGGCTGATCGCATCGCCAAGGAGAAGGCCGACGCCAGGCGCCCGAGCGCCCGTTTCACCGTCACCGAACTGACTCGCTTTCAGAAGGCGGCCGTCAAGCTGGTCATCAAGGGCGATCCGGACGCGATCCGCGCCGACCGCCTGCTCTGCAAGACGATCCGCAACAGCCAGTCCGGGTTCGTGAATCTTGCCCCCGAGGCTCAGGACGCCGCCTTCCTCGCGCGCTTTCTTCGACGCCGTGAGCTGAACGGCTTCTGCGTCGGCCTCGCTCGGCTGGATGAGATCGCTGGCGCTACGCCGCCCGCCGGCCGCGCGATCGAGATCACGCCGGACAGCCTGGTAGAAGCGCTGGGACGGCTCGAGGCGGTCGAAGGTGAAGGCGCAGACCGCGCTGCAGCGGCTGCCGCTCACCTGCGCACCGCGACCATCAACCCGCGCACGGCCTTCGCCAGCGTCAGCCTTGCGCCCGAGGATCGCCGCCTCGTCGCCGACGCGCTTCATGCGGTCGGCACCAGCCGCATCACCGTCAGCAAGTTCGACAACGGAAACGGCTTCCGGCCGCGCCTCGCGCCAGCGCCGTAGCGCACGCCCCTCCCCCTTCGACCAATCCCTTCCCGCTCTCTCGCCCTGTGAGGCTGCCATGAGCACGTCGTTTCGCAATACCGACCCCACGCTTACCGCCGAGGATCTGGCTTTCCAGGTCGAGGCCACGGCCCGCGCCTCCCGTGCTCTGATGCAGGCGGTGAGCAAGCTGGCGTTCGAGGGCGCCATCGGCGCGGCCTTCGACAACGGCAACGGTCAGCGCGCCGTGGAGGGCCTGCGGGCGGCATTCGAAGGTGCCGTCGAGGATACCCGCACCGCGTTCGCGGAAGCACTCGCTGGGCCCGGAGCCGCGAACGGCAGCGTCGCCTCCCTCGTTGTCGCCCTACGGAATCGCCTCAGCGAGAACGAGATGGCCGCATCCTGCCGGGTCCGTAACGCGGATCCCTTGGTAGTCGCCGCTCACGCCCACGGCGCCGCCATCGCAGCCAGCCTCCCGCCTATGACGCCGGACTATCAGCTCGGCTTCATCAACTGCGCGGGAGCCTGAGCCATGCCCGCAAACGACAACGTCGCCCCCGTCGACATGACCGCGCTGGCACTCTTCGTGGTGGCCGTCACCGTCTTGATCGCTGTTCCGGCCGCTTCGCTCTGGCTCTGGAGTGTGTGGTCATGACCGCAGAGCAGCATCCGGTCCTGACGCTGTTCTTGGCTGAAGCCGAGAGCGGCAAGGCGACGACCCGGTCCCTGGCCGTCTTGTACGCGCTGATCATTGCTGGTGGCGACCACGTGCTTGGCGGAGACTGGCGCCGGGTCAACGAGGCGGTGAACGCTGCCCTCGGCTTTGACCTGCGGTGTGCCGCCGACGTGCGCAGGGTCGATCGCTTTCGCAAGATGGCTTGGGCCATCCACGACGCGGCCGGGGAGCGCCAAGCGTTCGCCGGACCCGCAATAAGCCACAGGGCTCCGGAGGCGGTGCAATGAGCATCACCCTCGCTGCCGAGTTCGGCCTCCGTGAGCAGGACGGCAAAGCCTGGATCACCCTGAAGGCGAAGGAGACTGAGTCCGTCACCTTCATCTGGCCCGGTGGGATCAAGCGCGCGGGCGCGGTCGCTCAGGCGATCAACGCCATCGGCAAGGCTGAGGCTGCGATGAAGGCGGCCCGTAAGGACTGCCGGGATCCCGATACGGATTCTGCGCTCTCCACCAAGGCCGGTGAGCTTCTCGACGAGGCGCTGATGGCGCTCGGGGTGAAGCCATGAGCCGGCAGCGCTGCGAGTTCCCGAAGACCGTCCGCCGCGCCGCGTGGAAGCGATCGGGCGAGCGGTGCGAGTTCGTCTTCAATGATGGCTCGCGGTGCGGCTGCGACCTGACGCAGACGAAGTTCGCCTACGACCACATCGACCCGGACGGGCTCACCGGCCGGCCGACGCTCGAGAACTGCCAGGTCATCTGCGACCCCTGCCACAAGGCGAAGACCCTACAGGACGTGAAGAACATCTGCCAGGCGAAGCGCCGCGAGGACGCGCGCCTCGGCATCCGGAACCCCAGCCGTCTCCAGGGCCGCGGCTTCCAGAAGTTCGCGCCGCAGCGGTCGGCCACCCGTGGCTGCCCAAAAACCGAAATCGCCTACAAGAGGGACCGCTGATATGACGAGCCTCGTCAATTCTGGCGACCGCGAGGTCGGTCGCCTCATCGCCCACCATCGCAAGCGCAAGGGCATCCTTCAGCGCGAGCTCGCCGCCGAGATCGGCGTCTGCCACGCGCGCATCAGCCGGTACGAGCGCGGCCACGAGTTCGTGTCGCTCGAGCGCCGGGCCGCCATCGCCACAGCGCTCGCCTTAGACCCGCAGACCTTCGCGGACCCCATGCTCGAGGAGGTGACGCCCGACGAGCGCGACCTGCTCTCGACCTATCGCCGGATCCAGGACGCGACCGGCAAGACGGGCGTCCTCCGCGTCATGGCGGCAATGGAATCCGCTCACGGAGCGCCGTCATGCTGAGCGGGCCCGACCTTTCTGGCTTCGACCTAGCGGCGCTCGCTGCCGGCCTCGAAGCATCCGCGCTCCGCCAGGACCGCAGTCGACGCCTCGCCAACAGCATCGGCGTCCCAGCGGACTGCCCCGAGACCACCAAGGCGGTTGCGGCGATCGATGCGGATGCGGCCGCCACGGCAGAGGCTCACCGCCTCGTGTGTCTACTTAGGCGGTTTGCGACTAATGGGGGGACATGCCCGGATAAGTCCGCTCTTACGTGCATTTGCGATTCTCAATCGCGGGATGACGTCAGCCCACGCGATTTTGCGTAAGCGCGACAGAAATCGAGGAGCGTCCGGCAATGGCTGAGGAGAAATATCCGATTACCGCTCGCCACGTCGTCCCGTTCCAGAGCGCCGCGCGCGAGCTTGGGCTCAGCCCAGCGACACTCCGCCGGCTATGCAAGGAAGGGATCGGGCCGACACTCCTACAGATCAGCACCCGCAGGCTAGGTGTCCGCCGTGGCGATCTAGATGCATGGGTTGAGAGCCGCAAGGTAACTACTCAAAGCGGGGTAGCGTCGTAATTATTACTGGCTGTTATTTATGATAAATGCTGACTGACGCTCAAATTTTCACATACAATAACTATATCTAATATATATCTTAATATTTAAGTCTGGTATCAACCTAATTATGATCAAACTTTAACATATTGGCGAAATACCATGAGAAAACGTTCAATGTCATCATCTAAACTATCAATCGCCATATTGTAGAACGAATTTCATCATCTCAACAACCGGATTTATCAGCCAGAAATCATTTATTCATGAACTCTTGCGGTCGAACAACTGGGTTGGGCATAATTCCTCTGACGCCAAATTCAGAAAGAAGATCTTTCGGACTGTATTTTCCTTTAAGAAAATGGACATTTAAATCCTTTCCGGCCATGATTGTAATCATAAACGCGCGTTCGCTGAATGATCTGCGAATATCAATAGTGGTATCACCAAGGAACTGAAGTGTATCCGCGAAACCACAGTTATCGTTTTCAATCCGAGTAACTGAAAGTATGTTCTCCATAAATTTTCGATCTGCTTTAACACTTTTGTTTACTGCAGAAATCATAGCATAAAGCTTTATAATACTAACATCAACACGATTTTGTGCATTGGGATAATTGCGGTACACCAACCTGATTACACCGAGATCATTATCTGCACCTAATACCTCGACATAGCCATCTTGTAGCTCCCCGATCTTACAACTCTCACATGATTTACCTTCTTCAACATAAGTAGCTCCAAGGGCCGTCATCACATTTGACGAAGACACGCCAAGGCCCTTAGCCGGGAAATAGTCAGGAAAAAGTTCTTTTTCATCGTTTATTAAGCGGTTTAACATGCCACTATACAAAGAGCTGAGGCCAGATAAATCTTCTCCGGTGCTCGCTTGAAACATTTCAAAGAACTTATCACTACGTATAATGCCGTGAGCATGAGTACTTGACGCTAGATAGCTATTCAGTTGCTGCCTTAGAGCTTCTCTCTCGCGCGATCTTAGAATAGGAACATACCCAAATTTTCCAAACATTATGTTATGGGAGTTTCCATATGAGGAGTTAGACACTAACCCGCATGCACGATGATAAATTTGGAAGAATAAATCTTCGTAATGCAGCCCTCGGTAGCCGTCGAATAGCTTAATTAGGGCGTCGTCTCTCATGTATTTTATAGACGCTATAGGAGGCTGACGAAGAAAAACGGTCTGATAAATCCGCACGAGAGATTCATCTGATAATTTTTGTACTTTATAGAGTTCTGCGATTGCCCGAGCAGCAAATTCATCGGCTTTCTGTTCTAAAACCTGAACCTTCTCTCGTGTTCGACGGTCGAAGAAATTAGTGATGAGTGAATAAAAATCACCCTCTGAACCAGCAACCAAATGGCCGACTTCGTGAAATAAAAGCGGAGCAAGAGACGCCTGGACGAGAAACATATTACTGGCAAAATAGGAGTCTGGAAGATTGAAAGTTTGTCCTGCCAACGAAACAGCCCGACCAAGCATCAATGGGTCTGGTAAGTTGTTGCGCCTTGAAAACAAAGCCTCAAACCGATCTATGTCAGAGAGTATTCCGGCTACTCTGCCTGATCGTGCCATCAAAAAGGATGTCATTGGCCGATCCTCGGCTCGCCTTTTCGTCGTAAGTAAATCAATCCCAACTCGGGTTGACTCTGCTCTATAATTAACGTCAATTTGTGCATTGTACGCCAAAATCGACAGAAGATCATTGTCTATAAAAATACTATCGGGAGGTACGGCTCTAGCGTTTCGACGAATGTTTGTTAGGGCACGTTTAGTATCTTGATCAACAATCTGCTTCAGATCTAATGCAGCATTGATCAAATATATGTTTAGGCTTCCTGCTTCATGTGGTTGATTTACGCGAATTGACTGGAATTTCGATCTAATAGTTGGAGTATCATTCAATAATGCACGCACTGCGGGAGCATGCACTGAAACTAAGCGATCTTTTTCATGAAGTTCAGAAAACTGGGCTAACACAGGTGTATATGATAGAAATAGCACTGATAAAACAGTCAAGAACAAAGATTTATACATAATAAAAACCTCAAACTTTAGATAAAGGTGCCACGGCGCCTCTTCCAAGCACGCTTTGGAAAAAGAAACCGCTCTGATAGGCAAGTAAAAAGCTCAACAAATCACTCGAATTCGCTTCAAGTCGTGAATATAATGCCAACAAAACGACAGGAGTTAGAATAATAGGATAAAATATTAGACGAAGAGCTGATCGAAACATGCTGAGCTTGCTTTTTAGCAGACGTTCAATGTATTCATCGGTTGCTTCAAGTAAATCAAATATGATCTTTGAAAAGATACCTAAAACCGCGCCACATGAGAGTAAAATAGCAAGATTTAGATTTTGCGGGACAACCGGGATTATTTCACCGTCTTGAAAATAATGATCATTTAATTCACTACGGAGATATGCGCCGTAAGTGAAAAATATAATTGATAGCGTGAACCCCGCAATCCCTAGAAGGGGAAGATAAGGTAAGCACGCAAGAACTCGTCTGTACATTGGAGGACCTATAAGTTTGTACTGCGAGAAACAAACACCTGTTTAATATTATGCACCCTACAACGAGCCCAACTCATGGTCCTAAAATCTCATAGTGCAAATCAACATGTGCTTCAATGCAAAAATTATCCTTACGGTAGGTGATGAACCAAATTGTTACACTCGTCATATTTCAAGCTACAGCTTCAAACCGCCGCTGTTCGGGCACATAGCTACGGCCCTCACGTTTCAGCTGTGAGCTTCAGTCTGCCAAGCTGCCCTGTTGCTAAAACATTTGCATGCCGTGTAATGGTTCTAAGAAAAGCACGGGATGTACGTTGAGTTAGTTGCCGCAGTCAGATCCTCCCTATTTAATTCGGCCGGAGTCTGCAATTGCATACCATAGCGACGAGACTTGAACGTACATAGCAGTGTCCTACGTACCAATAAAGATTCCGACCAGTCGCAAGCGCCAGTCTGGCCTAAACGTGTCTGATGCTTATTTTCAATAACCATGACTATAAATCCCACGACCGAGTAGTATCTAAGTGGGAATATACCGATAAATTTTGCAATTCATTACAAAACTCACTTAAAGGTTGATTTGACATCAACAACGGGAAGGATAGTCCGCCCTGTTTTTTCAAACTCGGTTACTTCTGCAGCCCAGAGGTCCAGCGCCGTCCGCTTCTCGGTCGCGTAGATCGCGCGATTATAGATGCCGGCCACGCCCGCGCGATGACCAGAGATGTGGTTCAGCACCGCCTCGACCACGTGCGGTAACACGCCTAACTCGTTCATGCCGGTGGCAGCCGTGCGACGGAGATCGTGGAGGCGCCAGCCCGTCACACCTGATCGCTTGTCGTGCGCAGCCTTTGCCCGTGAGAACCCCTGGAATCCGCCCTCCCCCTGACCGAACACTAGCGTGCGACCCTCGAGCCGTGGGGCCTCGGTCAGTAGGACCAGGGCAGCACCGGACAGCGGCACGTCATGCGGCAGACCGTTCTTCACCCGCTCCGCCGGCAGCTTCCAGACCGCTCCGACCAGATCGATCTCGGCCCAGGCCATGCCAGCGACCTCGTCGCGCCGCTGGCCCGTCAGCAGTAGCAGCCGGACAATCCGACCGAAGTCGTCGTCGCGGCACGCGCCGAGGACGGCCTTGATCTCGTCCTCTGTCAGAACTCGAGCCCGTCTCTCCTCCGGCGCGGGCTTGGGTACGCCGACGACGGGGTTCATGTCGGCGGCGCCGGTCCCAATCAGCCAAGCAAAATGCGCCGACAGCGCCGCCCGCGCGCGGTTGGCCGCATACGGACCGGCATCCCGCGCGATCTCGGCGAGACGTGCCGCCACCTGCTTGCGGTCAATCGCGTGGAGCGGCGTCCGGTGGAGCGGCTTCCACACCACCCGCATGTAGCGCGCGGCCTCGCTGAGGCTGGCCGGGCGTAGGTTTGGGGTGACAGCAGTCAGGTACGGCTCGATGCCGTGGCCGAACGTGATCGCGGCGCGGGCGCGTTCCTTGGCCCGTTCGGCATGCGGATCCTCGCCGAGCTTCGCGCGGGCGAGCCGTTCGCCGGCTGCCTTGCGTGCATCGGTCGCCGAGAGCAGCCCGACCCTGCCCAGGCTCTCGCGCTTCGTCTGGCCGAGGGCGTTCCGGTACTGCACTACCCATTGCCGGGAGCCGCCCCCACTTATCCGAAGACCGAACCCCGGCAGGTCGTCATCGAAGACGACGAGGCGGTCTTTGCCCAGCGGAAGCTGCAGCGCGGCGGCAGACTGGTTCGTGAGGCGCATTGATCCCCGCCGGTAAGCACATGGTAAGCGCACGAGATGATGTCAGTGGCTTTCCTGACTCTCAAGTGAGAGGGTATCTCCATAATCGTCAACGAAATCAACGGCTCTTGCTGCCCGGTAAGCGCCTATGGTACCTAGTGAAGCGTAGAGCTTGTGTTTCGTAATGAGGGGGTCGGGGGTTCGAATCCCTCTTGCGGCACCAATCCTGTTTTTCTGTTTAAATTGAGATACTCAACGAAAATTATCGGGTCACGTAGCTAAATTCGGTAGCTGCAGTGTGGTCTGGATCTTCGTCACTTTTATCCCCGGGATTTGAGCGATTGGATCGCTCGCGTGTGACCCCATCACTCAGTCTCGCACGGTGCACGATCACAGGCAAAGACCGTATGGTCGCATTTCGATGCCGCCGTTACTCACTGGAAATATTCGGAAACTGACTGGACCGGAGGGATTGTCGGCCGTGATTAGGGGGGCGGCGACCGGGTCGCTCGGAACAAAAGCACTCGGAAGACAGCTAAGCGAGCGGTGGAATCCTAATCGTCGGCCTCTAGGAGCCGATTGTGGTGTGTGTCGTCGACGGCTCGCCCTGTGCTCATGACGACACAGTCTGCGCCGCTCTGGGCAAGTTCGGATTTCTCACTCGCAGGCTTGTGGTTCGTCTCCTAAGATGCACAACAAACCGGCGATCTAACCGCAGCTGCAATCTTCAGGAGATCAACGTGAGCATGTTGGAATTGGTCTCAGATGGCGTGGCACGTAAGATCAGTGCCAGCTACAGCAATCGTCCGTCCTTATATCCAGACAATAACTCTCTGGAAAAAGATTACGTTGTTGATCGGTATCTGACAAAAGGCTTCATGCCAGCGGTTCCGTTTGTTGCCAGGGACACCCCAATTGTTGCATTTGGGTCTTGCTTTGCCATTAATATCAGCAATTATTTGGACGCTCGGGGTTACAATGTCCTGACCAAGAAGGACAATAAGGCCTACGTCACGAAGATGGGTGACGGCATCGTCCACACATCTGCGATCCGGCAGCAATTCGAGTGGGCCTGGGAGAACGTCTTCCCGACCGAGGCCATGTGGGAGGGGTATAACCACGAGGAGTTTGGCTACTCCGAGGAAGCCCGTCTTGCTACGAAAGCCCTATTTGATGCCGCCGAGGTCTTTATCATCACTCTCGGGCTGTCGGAGATCTGGTACGACGAGCCAACCGGAGAGGTCTTCTGGAGAGCGCCCCCAAAGGCGAAGCTCGACCCGGCCCGACACAAATTCCGCGTCGCCAGTTTTGCGGAAACAAAGATGAACATCTGCAACATTCGCGCGCTGATCGCGAAGTACAACCCAAATGCTAAAGTGGTGATTACAGTCTCACCGATCCCCTTGGCCGCATCCTTCCGTCCGATTTCTTGTCTCTCAGCCAACGCTGCGTCGAAGTCGATCATTCGCGCCGCCGTCGACGAGTTTTATAGAGAAACGAAGGACGGTGACGAGAACCTGTATTACTTCCCGAGCTACGATATCGTTTTGTACGCTTTCGACAACCAATTCATTCCTGACCGTCGCCACATCAATGGACCTGTCCTCGACTTCAACATGAAGATATTTGAGCGCTATTTTTGTACGCCGGGTATCGATGACGCTGAATTGCTCGCATCCTTCCGGGCCGCGCAGGCTAAGGACAAGGACGTCGCCAAAAACGGCCAGCAGTCATTTGTTGATTACCAGAAAGAGAAGCAGAACAGGCGAGAGAAGGCGCTTGCCGAACGGAAAGCCGCTCGCTTGGCAGTCAAGGCCGAACGACGAGCCGCACAAATTGAGGCGCGCAGGGCTTTGCCGCCGACAGCGGAACATCTCGAGCGCCTTGCAAAGCGCAGGGAGCAGAAGGCGTCTGCTAAGAGCGTTAGCTAAACGGCAGCAGATCGGGCTACTTCTTTATTAGATGTAGGCAAGCGCGTTCTGCCTTCGACTTGAGGTTTTGGCCTTCGCTCCCGGGGCGGTCGCATGTCTCTTCCATTACCGCGCGTTCCAAAAGAGCGCTCGCTTCTTTAAGAGCATGGACCGCTAACCTGCGTACTCTGGCGTTGTGTGGCAGGTATGAACCATCGCCATATTCAATGAAGATGTCGCCCCCCATAGACGCTAACCCTGACTTCTATGGACGACATCGTGCGGCAAAATCGTTGTAGAAATTCTGTGGCGAGCTTCACCAACTAGAATACGTTCAAATTAGCTGCAAGCCGAGTGGCGATCACAAATCCTTTTGGTCGCCATCGGTTGAGCGGAGCACAAGATGGGCCGGCGAACGACGCCACAATGGTGCAATACCCAACACTACTTTGGCAGATCGCTCTCAAAG